CTCAAGTTCGTCGTCTTCGTCGTCTTCTTCCTCTTCCTTGTCGGCCATATCTTCATCATCGTCGTCGTCTTCATCCATGTCCATGTCGTCGTCGTCGTCTTCGTCTTCTTCTTCTTCTTCTTCTTCGTCCATGTCCATGGCCTTGACAGCCATGCGCTTTTTCTTGCCGTAGCCCTTTTCCTCTTCGGTCTCTTCCTCCTCGTCGACCTCTTCCTCTTCGTATTCCTCATCCATGTCCGCAGCCTTCATTTGCATGGGCATTGCGCCACACTTGGCACATACCTTGGCGCCTGGCGTATATCCACAGCCTGAAACATCAGCGCCTTTGGCGCACTTTAAAACGGAGCCATCGGCATCGAGTTTGACCATTGCGTTCTTGTCGTAACTACCCATTGTCCTGGCTCCTTATTTACGTTGGAAAAGACAGTAGCACGTACTGCATTTAACCAATGTATGTCTTAAATCGTTTTCACAAATTATACTTCACAACGTTATTGCCGAGGGAACAATCCATGATTACTAACGCTTCTTGGGGCCACTGACATCGTCGTCAATTGGTTTGGATGTTTTGTCAACAAATGTTGACATTGCAGCACGAGATACTTTTTCAAGCAGTTCTGCAAAAATTTCACTTCTTGAACCAACGGTATTGTCGCGACCAGCAGTTTGTTGTCTATCAACAACCGCCATTACAGCATCCAGAATCAAATCGGCTTCTTTTGCCGTAATCTTGATTGACCCAACATTCGTCCTTTTCGAATTTGGCTTAAAAGCACCAGCCTCATATTTGGTAATCAAATCACGCAAAAGACTTAAACCCTTCCTTATTTCCTGGGTTTCTGCTTTGTCTATTTCGGTTCTTAGAGAATCACCGATTTTCTTCCACCACGTCGATTCTGCGGTGACCATGGTTCGTGGTGGCTTTAGGGTTCCAGATGTCGACCTAGCACCCCTTGATTCCTGTCGCCTTGCATAAGCGCGCTGGAATGCAACTGCTGACCGAATCGCACTATTTGATTGACTTCTTGCTCCCCTGTCGTTGTCATCATCGCCGTAATCGTCATCGTCGTCGTAATCGTCATCGTCGTCGCCCCCCTCATTGTCGCCCTCGTCTACGCGCTCCTCGCCAAACGCACGACGGTCATATCTGTCGCCGCCGTCTTGAAAACCTCTATCGACGGCATCGCCTTCCTGGTCTTCGTCTCCCTCTGCGCGAGCACCCTGACGGTCGGCATCACGCCCCCTGCCGCCAAGATTGCGCACCGCATCCTCTTCAATTTCAAGTTCCCCTTCTGTGTCTCGACCTTGACGCCTTCTGCTCCTTGATGCTGTTGATGGTTTAATTTTTTGAGCGTCGTCTTCAAGACTTTCTCGAATCATGCCTAGGGCATTTATGATTTTATTTTCGTCTTTATTAAGATTTTGGTGATTTTCTATCAGATTTATGGTTTCTTGGTCAAGAATCTCAGCCGCTGCACGAAGGCTTTCCCTGGTCTCCTTATCTTCATCGTCGTAAATTGCACCAACCATGCGGGCAACTATTTCATCAACATCGGCTACGAAGCCCTCACGTAGCGTGTCCTTTTTAAGCATGTTGCCAATCTGCTCTGCCACTTTTTCATATTTCGACTGATTGCCCTTTTCTGGTTGTTTGGGCTTATCTTTTGGTTGAGGAAGTTTGTCTGTTTCTGTTTCACCAGGAACTCTTCTGGCATTTGGATTACGTGTGATACTTGTACCTGGGTCTGCGTCATCAAGTCTATTCATCAATTCTCTAAACTTAATCTTTTCCAACCTTTCTTCTTCCGATAGTCCATCCAGGGATTCGTCGTCATTCCCTACTTCCTTGTCGTAGTCTGCGAAAATTTTGTCTTCAACCGCCTCAAAATTCTCCCGCATTTTTTGTCTTAATGATTGAGTTCCTTGTCCCCGTTTGAGGGTTGCGGATTTTTCTACCTTGTCTTTATTCTCAAACCACCAATCGAATCTTTCCGTCGCATCCATCTTCATCCAGTTGGAAGGTAGAATTCCACTCTTAATCCATCTGCTTTCGGGGTCAAATACAAGTTTGCCGTTTTTTCGCGTAAAAGCGCCGTACACCTTTACGTCTCCTGTTGCCCTCATGACAGGTTTGCCGTCTTTATCAACTCTGGGTTTGACCTCATCGTAATCACGACTGCGACCTGCATCTGGGTCACGTACATCCATTACCTGTACTTTTTTAATATCAAGAAGGGGGTGTTCTGCATCGTCAAGAAATCTTCCCCCGCGCTTGGTCGAGGCTACAGTGCCCCTTTGTACCCGTTCCCTGTTTTTGTCACGAACCGCTGCGCCACCGCCACCGCCAGTCCCCTTGTTCGCGCGTTCGTATTCACCCTTATCAACAATCGTGTTCAATATCTCAAAGACTGACCGCCCGCGCTGACCCCCAGCACCCCTATTTTGGGCTGGTGCTCCCGCAACCTCAAAGTCGCCTTTTACGTCTGGCCATACGGCTCTCAATTCTTCAAGGTCGCCCTTATTGATGTTCGGTAGCCATTTTTTTATTTGTACACCGCGCCCCCCTTCTCCAACAGTTGCTTTCCCTGCTGTGGCAAATTCTTTTGCTATGCGACGCAATATGTGGTCTTCTGGCAAATCTTTTCCAGGTCCAGCAAAATAAGTGTCGAACACACCCGTAATTTTTTTCTTTTCTGTTTCGGTCAGAAGAACTGGCAATGGTTTCTTTTCGGGTGGTAGGTCCTGATACCAAGCCTTTCCCCGCCTTACTCTTCGCGCAGTTTCAGTTGTTGATTTGGGTGGTTCATTTGGCGGATTTGATTCAGAACGTGCACCGCGCAACGCTTGTTGTGCAAATCTTGTTGGGTCTGGCATCTCTCGCCAAGTTCCATCAAAAATCATTCCGTCGCCGTCAAGGTCACGACGTGTTCTTGGGTCAAGAACCCCTTCTATTCTGGCTAGCGCGGCCCTGCCGCGCCTAACTTTTCCCCCACCACCAATACCTCTACCGATTCTTCCGATGAGACCCTTGGTCGCTGTTTCCACCGCCTCATACGCATCCGCAGACATAGAAGAGGCAATAACAATTCCGTCCTCGGTAACGTACGTCTCAATTCTGTGATAATCGAAAACAGGGTCAAGCGCAGTTTTGGTTTCAAAAATGTGCTCGACAGGACAAGGGATAAGTAATTCTGATTTCTCTTCGTGTTGTCCAATTATGGCCTGCAGTGAGTTGACTATTTCGGTCAATCTTGATGCAAGCGCTCCACCCTGTACGGTGCTTGTTTTTTCATCAAGTATGTTGGCTAGGTCTGTAAGTTCTTTTTCGGAACCTCTTTCGTTTGAGTCAAAAAATCCACTAGCCATATCATCGCCATATTTGACGGGAATGATTGGTTGTTGAACTGATGGCTTGCCCTGCACATTTGGGAAATTTGGAATTCTTTGTGGCCTGGGTTGTGCCGATGGCATTCCCTGATTCGGCATTGCTGGCTGAACAATCATCGTTGTGCCGAGTTTTTCTGGTTTGCCAAACATAAATTGCTCGCCATTGAAGTGGTAGCCGAGCCTGAACAAACCCTTCCCTGGCTTGAGAAACACAACAGAACTCTCATTGGCCTTCATGATTTTTATCGGCCCGCCAGTTCTTGAAGAAAGTTCCTGCTCTAGTGCCGCAGTCCTGTCGCTGCCTGCTGGCTGGGCAATACCTTGCGCAAATGGGTCAACTGGCGTCTCTCGTCTTTCTGCAACGGCGACTGCTGGTCCACCCATCATGTGCATCATGTGGGCTTTTTCGTCTTCTGTTTTTACTGAGATTGTTCCAGTAAGTTGATTTGCGCCGTGCAAAACTGGACTAAGTTCATACAATTCAACTTCACGTAGAACGTTTGCCTGTTTGCTATTGTCGTAGATGGCATCAAGGGTTTTGTAACCAATCGACCACTCTTGCTCTTCTCCAAAAAATGCGACATTGGTAAACGCTTCTCGACCCTTTTCCGAATTCAGATTGAATTGCACTTTGGCATATAATCCACCGATGCCAGCAAGTTTCATCTTTTGTGGAAGCCGTGGGTCATTTGGCGGAACTTCGTAGATTTCTAGAACTTTTCCGATTGGGTCATTCCAGTTGTGACCCCAAACAACCCTTGGCTTACGGCGAACAAGACTTTTTGCAAAAGCGCCAGAGACCACAATGTCGCCCACGGAGTCCTTATTGCCAATACCAGCAACGAAACACTCAACGATTCCCTGAGCCTCATCAATATTGAATTGGCCGTTATTGGCCTTGTATTGAATGTCCTGCATCTACATTCCTTTTGTACCCTGTAATAATAAACCAATTTTCCGTCTCGAACGGCAACAATTTCTGCAATTCATCTAACAAATACAGAAACTAAACTGCGAAATTCCAGGCTCGCCTTGCTTCGGTTGCTGAAACATCGTTGACCGTTTTTGCCAAGATATTGGAAAAGACGGCGACACAACTAGACCTGAAGGCGGTTCCCCTATGGTTTTCGTCTTTAAAGGAAAGACTAGACACGTATGCTGAATTCAGTAGGTTAAATGTCTCGAAATTGATTTCTTGAAATCTCTGGATTTGCGCATTGAGATGCGCTACGACATCTGACCCATTCAAAGATTTTTCTGATATTTCAACAGAGTCCTGAATAATTGTTTGCAGCACTGGCCGTATGTCTTCATCAAATTGCCTATCCCATACTTCCGTATTGAAAATCGTGTCAATGTTTAATTGACCAGCAGATAGGGCTTTTGCCGCATTTTTGCCCTTGATTTTTTCTAGAGTCACACGCTGCTGACGCTCAATAGTTCTCTCGAATGCCCTATTGAGAATCGCGGTCCATCTTTGTAGTGAAATGCTGTCCTCTTTTGTTTCAATTTGAGAATTATGCAGCGACGCCTGTTGCCCTGGCTGAATCGCCGCATTCTCCATGGGCATGTCGGCGGCTGCCATTGGTAGTTGCTGCGGCATTTGTCCACCAGGGGGCACCCCTTCTTGTGCAAGTGAGCCAGCCATTGTGTTTGGGTCCAACGGACTTGCAACATTGCCCTGTGCGTCTGGCATTCCTGGAGGCTGTTGTGCATTTGGGTCTCCTGGCATACCTGGCATACCTGGCATACCTGGCATACCTGGTACACCAGGCATTCCTGGCATTGCGCCTTGCGGTTGTTGCTCCATCTTCTTTTCCGTATTCGCAATTGGTGTCAAGTTTGGATTCATCAATAGGGAGTCCGCAAGGTCACTCTCCACCTTCTTGCGGCTTGTTGCTTCACGGTATTCGTTTGTGCTGATTAATCCCATCTGCACTTCTTCCATAAAATAACGAGAGCGTTCCTGTTTGTACAAAATAAGAACTGGAACGCTTGAAATATCGAAGTCCACATAATTGACTTCGTCAAGTTCGTCAAAGCCACGCGCCAACAAATCAATATGTGGAAGCATTGTTTCATTCCAAAATACACGATGTTCTTCTGCCGCGTTACTAAATGTTCTGCCAGAGGCATTTCCAATCACCGACTCTGGGACACCAAAAGCGGCAAGGATTTCTTCTTTTTGAATTTGTCGCATTTGAACGTAAGCAGCATCTCGCGGACTGGCCGAAGTATCCACATAATCAACACCATCGTCAGACGAAATAACTGTTGTGTGTCCTGCTCGACCAATATTTCCCCTAAATCTATTACGTAATTCATCTTTGTCATCGTCATCAATTTCGCCTTTGACAACAAGAATTCCACCAGGTCGACCATCGTTGATGAGGTAGTTACGGTTGTACACCTTGGCCAGATTTTCGATTTCGATTGCAATTCCAGCGGACTCCATCGGCGTAAGCGATAGATACGGGTCTAGCGGGTGTGGGCGTCGAATCCAAAGAACATCTTCTGGTTTCAAAATCACGCTTTGCCCAGTTGGCATTTTAATTTCATATCCAGCAACAAATCTTTTTGAGTCTGGAATCGGCGCAGTGAATTGCGGCGGTAAAAGACTTAGCCCGATAAGTCTTCCATCTTTACCTTTGACTTTTTCAATGAACGCACCACGCGAAGACATAAGCAACTGAGAAGACAGTCTGTAGCGAAAGATAAATGCGTTCTCGCCCTCATTCGCTTTTGTGTTAAAAATTTCAATGAGCGGGGAGCGAAGGGCTCTTCTTCCAGTAAGAATCTGTCCATCTCTTGAATTGTCCTTACGAAGAATTATTGGAAGCCTTGCTTGGTTGCCAGCAATTGCGTCAATACACCTTTGAACCCATGTAATTTTTTGGAAACCTTCGCGATATGCCCGTTCAATATCCCACATGTCGTGGTACGGCTTGCCCACACGGCCTGGGTCAAGGCTTATCGGTGCACCAACACCAAGCGCCTTGATGGCAGCGTTGCCTAGCGATTTGTTCTTATATGAGTTCCAAGCCATTTTTTAACTACTCAGCGCCCAATAGATATCCGAAAACTCCACAGGTGACTCCCGCGACGATAAAACCGATAGGGGGCGCTATAAGGAAGCCTCCTATCGCAGTAAATAGTATAAATGACACCATCAATATATTTGCGAAGGTTGCTCTATTCGCCACTCTTTGTAGAAATGCGCGCATGTTATTCATGTTCTCCAAACTAGCGCATGTTGTCGTCTACGATTGAATGGTGACTAAAGACTGGAACAAAATCCTTGAATACCTTGAACCCAAGAGGCCGCAGTATTGCCCTGAAGAGCCGTCAATAAATCAAAAGGTTTTTTTGAGAACATACTCAATTGAAGCACTTTTTGGCGGTGCTGCGGGCGGTGGTAAATCGTCGGCGCTGTTAATGGCAGCCCTTCAATACGTCGACGTACCTGGATACTCAGCCATTCTTTTTAGAAGAACGTTCGCAGACCTATCGCTTCCTGGCGCACTGATGGACAGGTTTCGAACGTGGGCGGGCATGCACGACGACATCCATTGGAATAACAACAGTTTCATTGCTACGTTTCCGTCTGGCGCCAGAGTTTCGTTTGGATACCTAAACAACACAGGTGACTATTTGCGATACAAGGGTTCAGAATTTCAATTCATTGGCATGGACGAGGTGACGGAAATTAGAGAATCTGATTATCGATATTTGTTCTCACGATTGCGTCGTCCTGCAACTGGCCCGCTTGCATCTGTACCCTTGCGAATGCGGTGTGCTTCCAACCCAGCACCGAACTGGGTAAGACAAAGATTTATTGTTGAGGGCCAGGAAAAGGGCAGAATCTTTGTTCCCTCCCGATTAACAGACAACCCAGGCATTGATGCCGACTCATACCGACAGGCGCTTTCAGCACTTGACCCCGTGGAAAGACGTCGCCTTGAAGAGGGTGATTGGTGGTCAACGACGCTCGGCAGCATGTTTGATAGAACCCTAGTAGTTATAGTAGATAGTGAAGAATTACCCACAACGACATCCTCGGCGCGAGTTGTTCGGTTCTGGGACTTAGCGGCGACCGAACCAAGCCAATCCACCCCCGACCCAGACTGGACGGTGGGTACCTTAATGATGTTTGACGCGGGTATTGCCTATGTCTTGGATGTCAAAAAGAAGCGAGTCAAGGCCGACAAGGTTGAACAATTTATAGCCCAAACCGCCTACGAGGACGGCGTGACCGTACCCATAAGAATGGAACAAGAGCCAGGGTCGTCTGGCAAAGCCATTGTCGACCAATTTGCCAGATATGTCCTTCCAGGCTTTGATTTTGGGGCAATTCGGTCTACTGGGGATAAAATTACAAGAGCACGACCCTTTGCGGCTGCCTTGGCAAACGGCAATTTGCGGGTGGTTAGGGGTGCCTGGCTTGGCGATTGGCTGGATGAATTATCGGCTTTTCCCGAATCGGCCCCCCACGACGACCAGGTCGACTCGGCTACGGGGGCCTTCAATTATTTGACTGGTTTGGGGTTGCCACAGAGGAAAAAAGTCAGTATCGTGGTGTGAGTTAGTTACACACTATTAGGAGATACTGATGACACTGGATATTTCTGTCTTTGAAAAATGGCGCAAGGACATCATGGAAATTGATGCCCTGTTGGATGAATACATCCGTACAACACCAGACATTGCAGAAGCGGGCGAAATGCTCGTGCAATTGAACATGGTCAAGCGTGACATGGGAATCATCTACGACTCATTTGCTGGCAAGGTCGGCATGCTCATGGGCAACCGTGGCCTTGTTGAAACACAGTCTGGCGCTTCCGTTGAAAAGAAGAGCGCAACAGACCGCAAGAAATGGGACCACGGCAAACTTGCAACACGAGTAGCCGAACGCCTGAATGAAATGTCGGTTGACATGGACACTGGTGAGCGCACCATGACGGCAACGCAAATGGTTGAAAAACTGCTTGATTATGCTGCCGTTTCATACTGGCGCGTTGGCAAGTTGGGAGAACTGGGCATCAACCCTGACCTATATTGTGAACAAGGCGAACACAAAACAAACGTCATCGTCCGATTGGGGGACAAAAACAAATGAGCGACATTTACAATCGTCTATCTGAACCATTTCCGCAGGAAATGGAAAAGATAATCAACAAGGGTGGGGTCAATCTGACCTATATCCCTGTTAGCGAAGTCATCAACCGCCTAAACAAGGTACTTGGTGTTGACAAGTGGTCGATGACCATTCAGAGTTGTCACCGTGACCCCAATGACCCTGAATTTGTGGTCGCGCATGTTCGCATTGAGTATTTCGTTACGGAATTCAGCACGATTACTCGTGATGGAATCGGTGGACAGAAAATCAAGCGCACCAAGTCGGGTGCGATTCTAGATTTGGGCGACGAATTTAAGGGCGCCATTTCTGATGCCGTGAAGAAGGCCGCACAGACATTTGGTGTTGGTCTTTACCTTGCCCGCAGTGAAGAGGCAATGGAAATTGAACAGGTAATTGAGGCATCAAATGCGCCAGTTTCCGAACATGAGCAAAACTGGCAAAACTTTAAAGATTTGTCAGGGACGCTTAATAAGGAACAACGCGATGCCGTTGGTGCGTACTGGAAATCAACGTATGGCGACAAACCGAAACCCAAGAGTGCCGACAGCGTCACCGCTGATGAACTAGACGCCCTTTTGGCCGAGGTGGTTCGACTACAATTCGATGGTAGTCATGTTGCCACAGAACAATGAACAGGTACTAGCACCACCGCCACATTTATCAGCGAGTTCATTGGCGACATTTGAGCAGTGCCCGCTTAAATTTCGTTTCAGCAAAATCGACCATATCCCTGATAAACCAGGAATTGAAGCGATTTTGGGCAACTTTGTACATGACGTTCTTGAAGCGTTGTATGCGTTTTCGCCAGAATTTAGAACGAAAGATACTGCCCGCGACCAAGCACGCAGTGTCTATATGGATAAGTACGCAGAAACAGTTCAAAACTACCTGCGTCGCGCCGACGATATTTCTAAGTTCAGGTGGCAAGCGTGGTTCTGTATAGAAAATCTTTGGTTGGTTGAAGACCCAACCACTGTTCACCCAATCGGGCTAGAAAGCGAATTCAATCATTTGCTCGGCGGTGTGGCGCTAAAAGGTTATATAGACCGTTACACAAAGTCGCTAAAGAGTGACAATGGTTTAACCATTTCAGATTACAAAACTGGCAAAACGCCGCGTGTTGAGTGGGTGTCGGACAAATTTGAGCAGTTGCGCATCTATGCGGCAATTATGCAAGAAATACAGATATTTCCTGTTACGTCACTGGAACTCATTTATCTTCGCGATGGTGTGAAATTTACAGAAGAAGTAACACCTGAATCTCTTTCCAAAACAATTGGTAGAGTTACGCGCATCAAAGAAGAAATTGACCAGCGTTGTCAAACTGGTGAATTCGAGGCTGTAAAATCTAAATTGTGTGATTGGTGTTCCTACAAGCCAATTTGTCCAGTATGGGGTAAATGATGAGTTACATAACAGATGATGAATTTGCACGACTCGTATCCGAGGATGTGAAAAATAAGATTTCCAGCCGTCAGCGCCAGACATTGCTGGCTTCAGAAAATTGGAGTCGCTGGCAACGAGCATTGGTGTTGCTTATTCAAAACCTTAATAATCAAATCTCAGACATAGAAGCAGACCAAGAATCAGACGCACGCCGCTTTGGTTCCATGGGCAAAGATGGAGTAATTCTCGCTCAAGAGGCTGACTATGCGTATAGGTCGCGCAAAATGAAGATTGAACGGTTTAAGTTTCATGTCAATCGCCGACTT